AGGTTCTATGGATGGCGTGAACACAATTGATAAGTGGATGTTTGAGTTAAAGGGAACTAGCCAGTATTCAACCATAGTGAAAAAGGGCGTTATGCCCGCGCACATAAAACAGATTCACGCTTATCTGCTCGGTAGTGGGCTTGAAGAAGCGATTGTTGTTTATGAGTGCAAGTCAACCCAGCAGTGGCACGAATCTGTCGTACATAAAGACCCCGATGTAATTAATGAAATAACCACCATACTTGAAAGTCTGAACGATGCAATTGACAACGAGTATCTACCAGAAAGGCTACCAGATTGTGAAAATAAAACAGGTGCAACCTATAACTCGTGCGCGTTTGCCGAAATCTGTCACGGGTGCAACAAGCCGTCAGACATTGTTGCGCTCCTTCAGAATAAATAGTGGCATAACGCCACTCCCTGAACTGCGCCAAGAACTAGACGGATATACGGAAATATTGATGGGGCACGAACAACCGCCGATTGACAACGCTGAGATGACACTAATGGAATATTCCAATGCCGTTTATAGCCGCGCAATGGAAATCACCATTCTGTTACAACGAGCGGAATCAGAAGGAACAGTTTTGAAGGGAAGCAAGTATTACAAGTTCCGTACAGGGGAATTGCGCTCGTTTACCGAACTGGCGTTAAGGTGCGTAGAATTGGGGAGTAGAAGGGTAACTAAAGCCCAACTAGACTATTCTATGACGCATGGTTAGTTCATCTCAGAAACTGAAGCGCCACACACACTCAACAGTAAAACCCATAGTGGTGTTGGGGATTGACCCTGCGGCGACTCATATTGCCTATGTTGCCCTACATGGTAATGAATTCCGTGTTACAGTGAGTAAAAACCTAGGCAAAAGCGGGCCCGAAGCCTGCCATAACGCTAGGGAACTTACGATAAAAACAATTGGAGAAATAAAACAGTGGGCTGGAAATACGGTGGACATTCACGCTTTTTACGAACTCCCAGTTTTAGGTCGTGGTGGATTCCGTTCAACCATGGTTCAATGCTTTACTTCTGGCGCAGTGCAGGGCGTATTGCATGAGAGGAAATGTAAGACACAGCCCGTCAATGTCTCCAGTTGGAAAAAAGCAGTCGTGGGTAAAGGAAATGCAGACAAAGGACAGGTCGCAGAATTTTTACGACTTCACTGGCATACTCTCTACTGCTCTGCAAGCGGAAATCAAGATGTCTATGACGCTACCGCCATTGCCCTCTATGGGCGACAATTTCTTGAATCACAGATGGCGGAAACTGGCTCTTTGTAGTGGAAAAACTATTAAATTCTTTCGCCACCGATGCAGTGTTAGATGCCTACACCATGAAAACGGTTGTAGCCGTGTTAAAATAGTTCGGGAGTGCAAAACACTTTGCGCCAAGTGCCCAGTGCTAGAACATTGCGCTATCTGGTCAATTGAAACCAATCTGCTCAAAGGCATAGCGGGCGGGATGACCGAAGGCGAAAGAAGAATCGCAAGAATAACCATCAAAGGAGAAGACGATGAAGAAGAGCCAGACAATACTTTCGGGTGACACAGAGATAGTTGCAATAAATTCCCTAAAGGGCTACGACAAAAACCCGCGTAAGGGTGATGTAAAGGCTATTGCTGAGTCACTTGAAATAAATAAACAGTACCGACCAATTGTTGTGCAGTTGTCAACTAAAAAAATTCTTGCAGGCAACCATACTTGGCAAGCGGCAAAACATCTTGGTTGGACAGAGATTGCCGTAAATTTTGTGGATGTAGATGACATTGCCGCAAAACGAATTGTTCTTGCCGACAACCGTACAAACGACCTCGCAGATTATGACGGCAAAATACTTGCAGAACTTTTGCGCGACCTTGGCTCTGCCGATGGTACTGGATATTCTGCGGCGGACATGGAATTAATTGTGACCGCTTCTGCCGAAGATATTGACGAAATCATTAACGCTTCAAACGACCTTGGCGAGAGAACACTTGTGCAAAATGACCCGCTAGTTTCCGTGGGTAGCGAGTTGGGCGCAGTGGGAACTAATTATGACGATGAAATTGGTTTCATGGATGAAGTTGAAGACGAAAAAAATATTGAAAACAAGGCAGACGACCTGCATGGCGTATACACGCTCAAAGACACTATGGTTTTTCAGGGGTCAAAGCCTTGGGATATCCCTTTGTTGCGAGATGATATGTTGATTGAAGAATTGCCTGAACCACTGCACACTTGGGCAGGTAGCGCCACTAGAGACATTGGGTGGACAGGTTATTGGCTTTACAATTGGGGAATTGACAGTACATCGGGCATGACCGACCTGAGCAAGATTATGCTTTCGTTCTATTGTTGGGATGAATACTTTGAACCATGGTGGGATGCACCTGCACGACACTTGAGTAAAGTTATCCACGCAAAAATTAGGTATGCGATCACCCCAAACTTCTCGCAGGGTTATCAACCACAATGTCTTGCATTGCACCAACTCTATAAATCGCGCTGGATTGGAAGGTATTTGCAGGAAATTGGAGTGCGAGTAATGCCAGACATTGAAGCCGTGGAAGATGTAAGAAACAACAAGGAGTATTTGTCTATTGTCACTAGGAGTTTGCCAAAGAAACTACCATGGGCAAGCATCCAAGTTCAAAACTTAGTGAGCCAAACCAAAAGTGACACTAATGCAAAAGAAACCCCAGAGTTAAGGGCAAGTTGGGTAAAAGACCAACACGCGATTCTTGAACTCCTTGATGTGGAAAACCTGCTTATATATGCAAACCCAAAAAGGTTTACAGAAATAGAGCAGTGGTTTGCTGGTGGGCCAAAATTAAAATTTATGCCGACAAGGTTGCATTATCTTTCGCAAAAAGTTAAGAGCAACGCGAGTGCGCCAGACAGATTGTGATATTTTTAGCGCCTTTTAGTTGTGGTCGCCATGGTGCATCACAAGCGCCTCACCGAATACTTGCCTATAGAAACGGCGAAGAAAAATACCACCGCCTGATTGCAGAAATTCCGATACACCACCATGACGCATTGGCGACAACAAAAAACATATCTGTTGCTCTTGAAGGCAGGGAAAAATATTTAGTTCTTGGCGGCGACCATAGCATTACCGAAGGGGTTATTAGGGCTAGGGCAAAGAGCGGCAAAGTTCATGTTGTTTTGTTTGATGCTCACACTGATGATTATGTCAACGGATTAATTGATTCGGTCAAGCCACTACATTCAGGAAATTGGCTCTACAGGCTAAAGCAAGATGGGTTAATTTCTGGTGTGACAATGTTTGATGGTAATAGAAAAGGTGTTCCAAAAGAATATCAAACTCGTATTCCCACTAAAGGGCAAGTCCATGTGACCGTGGATATAGATGTTCTTGCTGTTTCACAAATTGGAGTTGCAACCGATTTCCCTGAACTTGGCGGATATACAATTGAAGAACTCATCAACAAACTGTCGCTGTTAAATCTTTCTGGCGCTGATGTTACTGCCGATTACACAGAGTACGACCCCACAAAAGATGTAACTGGAATTGGCGCATGGTGTTCGTCAAAAATTGTTGATGAACTGCTAAGCATTATTGGCGCATAACTAAAGATATACTCTAACCCCGTGCAGTGTTATTTTGTGCTTCAAGCAACCAACTATTAGGAGCAACAAAAAATGAAGATTGAACTGATTGACCTTCTCGGCAGTGGAGAAGATTTTGTAGTCGTAAGTGGCGCGGCTCGTGCCGTCGCTGGTAGTAAGGGCAAGGGCAAGAAAAAGGCTGGAGCAAGAGGCACGACTAAGAAGAAGGCCGCTAAGAAGAAGCCAGCCAGGAAGACCCCAAAGCGCCGCACTGGTAAGGCTCCTGCAAAAAAGAAGGCCGCTAAGAAAAAGGCTGGCAGGCGCGGCTAGTTAATTAATGAGAGGCTGGCTCGGAAGCCAGACTATCCCATCACTGAAAGCCTCTAACTAACGCTCGTTGGTTAGGGGCTTTTGGTATTTTTAATGTATAATCTGAACGCACATATGCTATTGTGCTGTGCGGAGGTTGCCTGTGGCTAGTAACAATTTGTTCAAGGAGTCTGGCACTACTGGTCTTCGCAGGTCGGCAGGCTATGTGCAGGAAGAGTTCTTAGTCCAACTTCAGGGCTATCGTGCTATTCAGGTTTACCGTGAGATGCGCGATAATGACCCTGTAATTGGGGCAATTCTGTTCGCCATTGACAAATTAGTTCGCCAAGTTAAATGGCGTGTACAGCCAGCATCGTCTTCTCTTGAAGACAAAAGGGCGGCTAAATTCGTTGAATCCTGCACCATGGATATGTCTTCCTCTTGGGAAGATTTGATTAGCGAAATTCTTTCAATGTTGACCTTTGGCTGGTCATACCACGAGATTGTCTATAAGCGCCGTAAGGGCCAAGACAATGGGGAAGGACACCGCTCAAAGTATAACGATGGTCTAATTGGCTGGAAAAAAATCCCAATTCGTTCCCAAGAGACTAGGCAACAGTGGGTATTTGATGACGGCGGTGGAATCACAGCCATGATTCAGTCATCCCCGCCTGATTATACTCTAAGGGAAATTCCAATTGAAAAAGCCCTGCTATTCCGCACTAATTCAGACAAGAATAACCCTGAAGGTCGCTCAATTCTGCGCAACGCCTACCGACCATGGTATTACAAGAAGCGCATTGAAGAAATTGAAGCAATCGGTATTGAGCGTGACCTTGCAGGTTTTCCAGTTATGTATGTTGACCCTGAGATTATGCGAACCGATGCCACCACCATCCAGCAGGGGATTTTTGATGACTATAAAAAGGCGGTCATAAATATACGCCGTGACCAGCAAGAGGGAATGATTCTTCCGTCAATTTATGATGATAAGAACAACCTGATGTACCGCCTTGAGTTGGTTTCGGCTGGTGGTTCACGCCAGTTTGATACCAACACAATCATCACTCGTTACGACCAAAGAATTGCTACAAGTGTGTTGGCTGACTTTATTTTGTTAGGTCAAGCCGCGAACGGTAGTTATGCTCTTTCTTCAGATAAAACTAACCTGTTCGCCATGTCGTTGCGATGCTGGCTAGAAATTATCCGCTCGGTGTTCAACGAACATGCTATTCGCAGGCTATTTCAGGTAAACGGATTTGATACAGAAAAGTTGCCAACCATGGAATACGGCGACATTGAAACACCGCCACTAGGAGACTTGGGCAACTACATTCAGGTTCTTGCTGGTGCTGGAGTTCCACTATTCCCCGATGATGATTTGGAAAACTACTTGCGCGGGCTTGCTAGTTTGCCTGAAAAGCGTTCGTCTGCTCGTGGCGATGTTAAGAACCCACAAGAAGCGCAGGCTGAAGCACGACCAAAGAATGACGCGGCGGGTAAACAAGAGCCAGTGGCAAACCCTAAAGCAACTGCGCCAACTGAAGAATAACCGCTATGCCTAACCATGGTATAAATGGGCAGGAGTTGGCAGATGCGCTAATTCGTATGGCCGACCAGTTAGAAGGCGAATTCAAAAGGGAATTTCTTGATTCCGTCTTGAAAACATCTAAGAGCAAAGGTCTTCGTGACCTTTTGGATGAAATTGAATCTGGGCAGTTCGTTAGCGGAGACAAAATTGCTTCACGGCTTTCTTCAATTTCAATTGATACGACTGTACTAGACACAATTGCAAGAAAAGCCATGGGTAAGGCGGCGTATATCTCTGGCAATAAGACTGGTTTAACTGCCCAATTTAATGTTACAAACCCAAGCGTAATCGCCGCCGCTAGGGATATGTCGGTGGAGTTGAAAAGTGTTCTAACCACTAAGGCACAGTCCACCATAGGGAAAATTCTTTTAGACGCTGTTGAAGGAAACCTTACTCGCTATCAAGCGGCAGTAAAAATTCGTCAATACATAGGCTTGCTCCCGCAACATGCCGATGCCGTTGACCGTTTCCGTGAAAATCTTATTGACCGTGGTGTCGGTATCCGTTTGGCAAAGAGGCAGGCTGACGAATATGCGCAAAGGCTTTTGAATTATCGTGCTAACACCATAGCCAGAACTGAAATTGCTCGTGCGTCTGGTCTGGGGCAACAAAACTTCTGGCAACAGATGAACAGCGAGGGGTATTTGCCAGTTGAAGCAAAGCGCGTTTGGATTACGGCAAATGATGAATTAACTTGCGATATTTGCCGACCCATGGATGGGGTTGAAGCGAGTATTGACGGATATTGGGAAACTATGAACGGGCCAGTGGGATATCCAACTCAGGTACACCCAAACTGCCGTTGCAATCAGGGTATAACAATTTCTGCTCCTGCCAAAAGCAAAGTTGGCAAAGTTGACGAACTTGAATTGGCGCACTGGCTACTTGAAAAATTCAACCCCTACCATGACGCACTCGGCAGATTCACTACAGGCCCTACCAGTGGTGGAAAATCGCGCTCTAAATACATGGAAGTTGAAATAATGGATGCGTCTGGAATAGTTACCGCAACTGGCGGTTCAATTATTCGCTATAGCAGTGTGGAGCGCAAAGATGCCGTTCGCAAACTTGCGGCTGAAGGCAGTGCAAAACTTTTAATGCCAAGAAACGAACAGACTGGAATTGCTGAGGTGCTTACGCAAAGTATGGCGGAAAAGCGATACGGCAAGACAGTTACTCAAGTTCTTAAATCAATTAAAAAACTTGGGGTTAAAAGTGCAACTGCTACACAAGGATTCAAAGATAGTCCAGATTCAGTTAGGCAAGCCCATGGTATAGCGCAAGCAATTGAAGAGGCAAAAAGGATGGGCATACCAATTGCAAAACTTGACCTCCACCTAACATCAAGTTTGACAAAAGAAGACGGCTATTACGACTCTTGGCAGGAATCCCGCTTTGAAGGCAAGATTGTTTACGACTATCAGGGCGCTAAGCGAACCGACAAACTTTCTGCTGAGGCAAATGCACCAGTGCCAACTGAAACCCATGGTGCAGGTTTTTTCCCAAAACTTTCAGTTAACCCTGACCAAACGAGAACTAAGTACACGACAGATTACAGTATTAGCAACCCAGCCTTGTCACGGTTTCCTGACGCTCCAACTAGATACGCCTATGCCGTAGCGGTTCACGAGATTGGACACCATTACACGCTTCACAATGTTAAAAACCCAAACAACAGGCGGCAGTTTAAGGTTCAGTCTCCGTCTAGTTATGGAAATTCTTTGCCTGAAGAAAGGCTTGCCGAATCATTTTCCGCGTGGTGGATGCTCGGCAAGTCAAAAGGAAAAGTCGGGCAGTTCTATAAAAAGTGGACACCTTTTGTTGAGTCAATGTTAAACGGTGATGATGACGGTTTCGGCAACGGTACACAAAAACTTTTGAAGCAATCCACCATGGTTCACACTGTTTTAAGAATTGCAGATTTGCCGCCATTGCACCCACTCATTGTATTTTTGACTGGCGGCGATTCACTTGACCTAGAAAATTTGTCAAAATACAACATGAACCATGACGAATTAGGAAGATTCTCAAGTGGCGGTGGAATTCGCAGGTTTGCAAAACCAAAAGATACATCTAGGAAAAAATCTTCGCCTGAAGAAAAAACAATTAAAGAATTTACCGATTCTAAACTTCCAGAGTTTGTTCTTGAAGGAATTTTAGCGGAGGCGAGAAATCACGATTCTGCCGAATCCTTTGCGCGGGCTTTTAATATAAATCTTATGCAGGGGGTTTATGCTCACCTTACTTCAGACAAAGATTTTCGGGTAGACACTACCAAACATACATTCGGTGCTGTGCAAAGTATGTCTGGTATGTCCACCGAGCCAGCAATTTTTATTTCTAGCAACCCGCAAGGGTGGAAACAAAATTTCCGCTCAGAAATTCAGGGGCTAGAACACAAGACTCAGCAGGAAAAAAACAAAAAACTTTCTGGAAAAGCGCAGTATGTAGCGATTGTTTCTCTCCCAACTGCCCCAAAAGGGTCATACCAGCGAACAACAATGGCAGACGGACACCAAATTTATGTTGGAGCAGAAGGGCTAAAACATATTAAGGTTCACCGCGTTATGCCGTATAAGCAGGGAGTCGCATATTTCAACAGGCTAAGCAACAAGGTTTGGGATATTTTGTCAGACGGAGACCCAGTAGGCGGCGGTAGATACCAACAAAAACTTGAAGATATTTGGAAATATGCAAACCAAAAAATTGAAAAGTTCAATCCTAACCATGATGAATTGGGGAGATTTACTTTTGCGGCAGGTGGTAAAAAAATTGCTAGACCTAATATAAAAAGGGGCGCTGTAATTGGCACAATGCAGTTGGAACAAAAACAACTTGAATGGGTTGTCAAAGAATCTAATGGCGCTATTACTGAGATTGGTTATC